AAACTTCGTGATGACTTATATAATGTATTCACCATCTTTAACAAGTATCAAATCAAAGATGGTGCTCGTCCAGATACCGTTGCCGACGAGATCTATGGAAGTCCAGAACTAGATTGGGTTGTTCTGACCACTGCCAACATCATCAATGTCAGAGATCAGTGGCCATTATCAGACTATCAAATTTATAATTATGCCGAAAACAAATACGGAAATGATCTGACTAAAATTAGATTTTATGAGACCACAGAAGTCAAAGATTCTTCCAACCGCCTGATTCTTCCTGCTGGTAAAGTTGTAACCCAAAACTTTACAATACCAGATCCAGATGATGGAACAAAAACTCTGAGTCCTGTGACTGGTATTACAAACTATGAGTATGAAACCAGAAAGAATGATGAAAAAAGGTCCATCTATCTTCTCAAACCAGCGTATCTACAACAGTTTCTGAATGATATGAGAAGAGAGATGTTATATTCAGAGTCTTCAGAATACATTACAGACACTCTGATTCAGACTCAAAATACTAACATTACACTACCACAATAACTCTAAGTTCTTATCAAAAACCATCACATATCGGTGCTTGCGGGAGCGGTCTTTCCATTCTCCTTCAGCACCTTTAATTTTGCCTCTAGAGTGTTTAGTTCCGTCTGCATAGTAGAAATCTTTCTTTGAGTCTGTGAGTCCGCAATATTTAAAGTTACAAGCCCGATAGATTGTACCACTATGGAAATCACTATCAGCGTAAGAGATGATTGCTTTAACTTCAGCATCCTTCCGTAACTGTCTAATCGCTCTTGAAACAAACCAAGAAGTGATATTATGCTCACTAGATTGGGTGTCTGGATGGATGCAGAGACGGGAAAGTTCAAATAGTCCTTGTTGATCATTTCGTTCAAGTCCAAATGCTCCTTGTGCGACTTCTGGAACAGGGAGTCCAGTGAAAACACAGACTCCCTGAATACCGCCAATATTCAAAGGGCAGAAGTCATTACCCTTATACAAACCGTAGTTGTAACCACTCTTAAAAGATTTAGAAAAGTCCTTAAGATAATGAAACCGCAGAAGTAACTCTGCGGCTTCGGATTTACTTACACGGTCAATGTAGTAATCAGTCTTCACTCCTCAGCAAGACGGGCGAAGTACGACAGGGCATCATCATCCTCATCTTCTTCCACTGCGGGACGGCGAGTGGGTTTCAGAGAAGACAGTTCCTCACGGAGATCTTCGGTCAGTTCACGAGTAGAACCACGAGTGTTGTCTTCATCAAGATCTTCAGGATCTTGATAACGGGGAGTGCCTTTGGAACCAAGCACATAGTCCAGACGCTTCTTCAGTTCATCATAAGACTTAAACTGATCAGCAGCAACCAGTTCAGCAAGCGAATACTGCTTCTTCCAGATTGCTTCCATTGCGTCATCGTCGTCCAGAAGGGGTTCAGGACGGGCAAACTCACTGGAATCATAGTTACGATAACCAGCAACATTCTTTGCCTTCAGTTTGAAGTTAGCACCCTGCCAGAAGTCAAACGGATCAATTGCTTCCTCATCTTCAAACTCAGGTTGCATCGCAGCAGTCAGTTTGTCAAAGATCTTCTTACCGTACTTGAACAGGAACACCTTACCTTCGTTGGAGGGGTTGGCAGGATCCTTCACCACATAGATGTTGCTCACATAGGTCAGTTTACGCTTCTGCTTACGTGCCAGTTCCTTACCAGCATCAGTGCCGTTGTTCCACAGTTCAGAGTTCAGTTCGGACACAGGATCCTTCTGATTCAGAGTGGTAAGACTGTTCTCAATGTACCAACCACCAGGACCTTGGAATGCGTGACTGTAGAGTTTCACGAACGGCAGGTCTTCGCCGTTGGGAGCAGGCAGGAAACGGATTACGGCATAACCATTACCGCTTTTATCTACATCCAGTTTCCACAGACGGTCATCACTAGAACCGCTGCTAGTATTCATTTTTTCTACTTCTTTGACCAGTTTAGCGGTCAGATTACCCAGTTTGGATTGCTTTTTAAGATCCGAAAAGGACATTTGGATACCTCAGATAGTTTGGATTCGGGGGATTTACTTAGATAGTATAGCGAAGATTGAGTCACCTGTCAATGAATTGCTTGAGAGACTCAATGGTCTTGTTCATACTACTGAATAAAACTTGCATATCAGTCTCTGGTGGGAATCCCATCAGAGCCACTGATTTGCGTAGGTTCTCTTTCATCTCAACCGCTTGTGGGTCATCTGAAAGGGACAACCTAGTATACATCACTCTCTGCTTTTCTAGCAAGAGCTCAAGTTTCTCAATGTGTTCCAGTTTGGTCTCACGGGGCATCATACCGAAAGTCAGAATGCTTCCGTAGATTTCCTCTTGTAACTTGTTGATTTCTCTCAGTTCGTCTTGAATAATATCGGAGTCAAAAAAGTTACTCATCTATAATTTCCCTTAAAATCTTCTTGAATTGAAACACATCTGTATTTAGAAATGGAGAATATTTTTTAATTTTTAAGCTGACGGTTTCCCACACAGGGTCAAGAAGTTTCTTATCAAACTTCTTCCCGAACAGGAATATTTTATCATAGATGACTAGAGTTTCAATAGAAATCTTCCCGCTCAGGAATCTTTTTAGAACGGGTGGATGACCTTTGGAACAGTTCAAGGCATCCTCTAATTTTGTTTCCAAGAACAATTCGTTGCTTTGTTCTTTGAACAAGTAAGTCAAACTCTGTTGTCTCCGCATCCAATCTGCGTAAGTCCTTTCTCCAGAACTGATAATTTCTCCAATCCATAAGTTCTGTGGGTTGTCTGATGCTACAAAGTTTGATACTAGAAAATCTAAAACTTCTTTATCGTTGTATTTGCGACTTGTCTTCTCAAACCAGTATTTGTCCTTGCGTTTGTTGAAGGATGTCATACTGGCACGAGTCTTCGCACCGTACTTAAAGAAGTCGTATTTTGGATTTGTGAAATGATTTTTGAGTGACAAATAATGTTGATAAGTTTCAAAGGGTGTCACGATCATAAAGGCAATCTTGCTCTTGATGTTTTCTTCATAAAGTTAAGACGAGTGGCATCCCACTTGAGTCTTTCTTTTAAAGGTTTTGAAATGAGTTTTGTGACTGATTCTACCTCAAGACTATTGACTTCGCAATAGTGACAAATAGCATCAATATAATTCAGATTTTCTTCAGCAACAATTTTCTCAATCTCAAGAGCAAACTTGGAAGGGGTTAAAAATTTACTTTCTATTGCCTGTTCTAGTTCTTTATTTGGTTCCATAGAGCTCCAGTTTATCTCCAACAAACTTTCTAATGTATTTGCCGAGTAGTTTGATGTACTTTGATTTGTCTCTTTCTTCATAGACGACGCATTCTCCATTTTCACAAGCCATAATGATTACAAGTTTTTTGACTGAAATACCAGTCAGTTCGTATAGCATACAACCGTAAGCCATACATTGAACAAAATAGTGTTCAATCCACTCGCGTGGTTTTGGTTTTTTGGAAGTCTTAAAGTCAATTATTGCTAACTCACCGTCATATTCGGCAATACAATCAACTGTCCCAGCAATTCCCAGTTGTTTACTATATAGGGACCCTTCAAGGGCGTAAATATTATTTATGCGATTTAGATTCGTCTTCGCAATTTTAAACAGAAAATCCGCCATCGGCGCAACAGACGGGAGATCTTTATTGTCCAGATAATTTTCCACGAGAGAATGCATATCCGTGCCACGAGAAGTAGCTGCCTTAGTAATCTTCTCCGCTTCCTCCTCACCAACCTTTTTACGCCAATTGATGAAAATTTCACGATTAAAATGGCTGGTAATAGAAGTAATGGAAACAAGTTTTAAAAGTTCTTCTTCCGTAGGAACTTTATAATAACGAACACCATCTATAGTCTCCCTTTCAAGTTCGGGGAGCGTCACATCAATATGCTTGAACATCAAAAACCTGCTTCCATTTTAGCAATAATGTATTCCTTGACAAGTCCAGAACGAACAATATCATCTACACCAAATTCAATTATATCAAAAGATGGCATTTTACGCAATACCGTCATAAAATCTACAATACCATTACGCTCATTTGTTTTTTGTAGATCAGACTGAGAAGCATCGCCACAGAAACAAATCTTGGTATTCTCACCAACACGAGTAATGATTGAATCAAGTTCGTGGAAGTTTAGGTTTTGGAACTCATCAACAATAATGATAGCATTATCAAGCGTAGTGCCTCTTAGGAATGAAGTACTCCAGAACTTAATGGTTTCTTGTGACTTGAGATTTCCATAAAGCATCTCAAAGTCAGCATCAGAAGGCATCTGGAACATATACTTCACCATATTCTTATAAGGAATCTGGTAAATATCTGCCTTATCTTCGTGAGAACCAGGCAAGAATCCAATTTCTCTTGTAGCAACTAATGAGCGAACCAGATAGATTTTCTCATAAGGTGTTGATTCATCCAAAACATCTGCAAGAGCATTGTAGAGTGTAATGAAAGTCTTACCAGTTCCAGCACAACCATAAGCAACTAAGTGTTTACCTGCCGCATATGATTCAAAAAGACGCTTTTGATTGTCTGTAAGTGGATCAATATCAACCAAATAGTCAGAACTCAGAGGTTTTCTCCTCTTCATCTGTTTTGCCGTCAGACCAACGCCGATTGGTTGCTCTACATTTCCTCTTTTTCTTCTTGCCATTATATTTTCTTTACGTAAGAGCCAGGTGCTTTGGATGCCTTGTGAAGAACATCATTCCATCCAGGGTTGCGATTGATGAGTCTATCTTTCCACTCACCAACCTCACCAGAACCAGGACAGGTAGATGGATCACTCCAATCCCTATCCCAGTCTGGATTATCTAACTTCCACTGAGACCAGTCGTGAACACTCATATTCACTTCTTTCTGTTCACCAGTGGTCTTATGAATAACGGGGTATGTCGCCATAAAGTTACGAATTCAAGATAAAAATATTTATGGACTCAACCGAGCGCGATGCAATCTCTTTTCTTCATAATATTTCCAAACATTTGGAGTCCATTTTTGGAGATGAGGAACAAATTGCTCACATAGTGCTTGAATTTCTAATTGGGCATCCATTTTTGCTCGCAAATCCATAATATGAAGAACAGAACGAAGGTTAAAAGAAACCACAAAGTTCTGACGAATTGCTTGTGCAAGATAGTCCCTAATGTGCTCTTCACACATTCCTTTTTCGTATTTTGTTGCATAACGCTTACAACCCTCTACGATCCAGTTTAACTCATCTAGATAATTTTCTTGTGTCCAATCATATTTCTTACCATAACGATTGGTATAAAATCCTGCAGGGCGAACGTAAAAAACATCTTCTGGTTTTAATTCCCCACTAGCGACTTTTATTACTCTTTTACCAGTATAACGTTGTGATTGAACATCAAAACTTACACCCACTCTATGAGTTCTTGCTTGCATCGCAACGTTATGAACATACCCAGACACCGAAAAAGTAATTGCGGGGTGTTCTAGGGGACCCCAGTGCCCTTTCTCATTACTTAAGAGACGTTCTACCACCCACTCACCACATTCACTTGGTTTAGGAATTTGTTGGTTATGAATAGGAGTTTCAGAATAGTCACATTTTCCTGCTTGGTAAATAACTTGTTCTGGAAGAGCATAACACTGCAACATTACTACTTCAAGATTTTTATCTAGTTCCAGAAGGTCTTTCGCTTTAATAGGTTTCATTTCTTTCCAAATCCTTTTGATGTATGTGCTTCTAGTTTAGCGATTTCTTCCTCTGCTTCACGAAGTCTTTTTTTCATTTCATGAAGTTCTTCTTCGGAATACATATGATTTTGAGCGACTAATCGCTTCATTAATTTTAGCAGTTCTTTTGCTTTTTTAGTCTGCGTATCCATCGTCATCGTCATAAAGTTCGTCGTAATCTACAAATCGTTCTGTTGTTTTCTCTGGTGCCTTGTAAGCAGAAACATCAGAGTACACTTCTGCTTTGAGAGAATCTACAAGAAGTTCTAGATTACGGACGATGAGTTTGAGTTTGTCTCTGTCCATAAGTTACTATTCTCTTTAGGCATTTTACCATAAAAAAAGAGGGGCAGTCAACCCCCCCGTTTCATTATGACTTGCTTAACAACTCCCTACAAATTCTTTTACAAGTTTGTTTTTCATCATCACACTCAATCAAACAATTAAAATAATCATTAACTAAGTCGTTCTGTTCATTAGATCGTTCTACTGTCTCCTCAAAGTGTTCCCATCCAGCTAGTTGATTGTAAGAGATTAGGTTGTGCATAATAACCTCCATGCACATAGAATAACATAACAAAGGGGTTTTCATTCATACGCTT